GCCGATTTCGGGGATCCGAAGTGGAGGTATGGTCCTGCCTCGAAGAAGATCGGGTTGAGCGTCCAAGGATATGTCGATTTATTCGAGGAAATTGAACATGACCTTGGTGTAGAGGTTTTTGAACGCATTGGCGACTCCAGGTTCTTTGCTAAGGAGAATGAGAACAACGAGGACCTCTTCATGTCCTTCGAGGAGTATGGATTTATATTCGTTCCATCCGATGGCCGGATGGAAGAGGTGGGCTTGTCCGCATTGGATGAGTGGTTTAATTACAACCCGAATGAGCCGATCGATATGGCCAATCGCCCGAGGTGTTACATTCACGAGAGCTGCCGCAACCTAATCGATAGCCTCATCAACTATAACTCAAAGGGGAAAATGGACGAACCCCTAAAGGACTTCTTCGATGCCATACGCTATTTGCGAATGGCGAATGCCGGAGAAGGTCCAGTCCATGTAACCGCCCGCGATTTAGCAGTGACTCGCCGGGCTATGGGAGGATACTAAATGAAAATAAGACTAAGTGAATTGGCCCGGCAAGGCCACTATGAATGGGATGAACTATTGGCCTTGGCCAAGGAAAAGCTATCCGAGGATATGATTACTGGTGTGGGTAGAAACACCTGGATTAGTGAAGAGGGCCAGGAAATCCTGGCGGATGCCATGGACGTACCCGAAGCCACTCCGGCCCACTACAAGGGACAGGTGATCAAGGTGGCCCCGAATAAGAAGTATGTATATGCCTACATTCGGGAGAATAGCATGAAGGTTCCGGTCCTTGTCCCGAAGAAGTTGGCCAATAGGCTAGTCGGCAAAACCATTTTGATAGAAGCTATACAGGATGTCAGTGGCACGTCTTACAGGTACAGAAGAGCGGCGGCTTAATGCATTGGTCTTGAGCCGACGTTGGCAGTTGGAACAAATCGATCGACTACTTGGTTGGGAAGTTTGGAGGGCGTTCGCTACAGGAAATTGGAATGCTGTTATGGATCCCGTAGATTTCTGTGATAGAATAGGCGTCAATAAGAACTACTCCCAGGTCGTTGTAGAGCGGGTCTGCAAAAAAGCGAAACACATTTAACATGGAAACAGACTATTCCAAAGCCATTACATATGTTGGCAAGGAGCCGGACATAGAGGCTTTGCGTCAAGCATACCAAACCACCGACACCGAATTGGAGTCTTACTACGACTTATGCCGCACGTCTTACGACGATCGCCGCAACTG